CCACTCTTCGATGGAATTTGCTCCCAATCAGCTATCTCCGCCACATTTATGTGGCGGTTCAATACCCGATCGATAATCTGATCCACCAAGGACACCGACGCAATTAAGCGCCAGCGCCCATACTTGGCTTTCTCAGACGTATGCGGCTCATTCTTAATGAAAAGTCTAACAGGATCACAAAGCTCTAATTGCACGAGTTGTCTCGCGCTCAAACCGGTCGTGTCTGTCGTCAGCAACAACTTAATGCGCTTCAACACACAACCGATAATATAAGCCTGATGGTTCTCTAGGACCATACCGTTCTTCAGTCCCAGTGCGGCATATGGTATACCGGGGCTCCCGTCTTTATTAATAAACTCCATGCAATAAAGCACGTATTCCAAAAACTCAGCGGAGTCCACACAAAAGGACTTTAATGGTTTCGGCAGGACGCTTACACGTCCATACAGTTCGAACATCCGATTGAGAGCCTTTCCCATTACGCTCTCGCTCGGATTCTCCCCCTCCATGTAGCGACCAGATTGATATTGAAGCGATGTTAACTCAGCTTCTGCACCTCGTTCGGACCAGACGTACTCCCGGGCTTCGGGCCATCGCTCTTTGAGCTCTTGCCAGATTTCCGTTTCCGCCGTTTTGCCACCGGTCCGGAGGCGGAGGTCGCTCCATCCGCAATGGCGGATGTTTTTGCAACCTCGATCTTCTCCTTCTGACCAGTGGTACCGGACAAGTGCGAAGCCATCTTCGCGAACATCGTCTCCAACTCGACCAATCTCCTCTCCGCACTGCGCGGTTCGGTGATCAAAGTCGGAGTTAGCATCTCTTGCGTCGTCCAATAGGGGGGGTTCGTCCCGGTGATCTTCACCGGGGCTTGCAGGTTTAAAGGAACCGCAGAACCCAAACTCTCGTTTAGCCCCGCCTGCTCCTTCGCGTTTCCCGCCAACGCATCAGCCGCCAGCTGCTTGACGCGCGCTTTCGCGCGCGCCAACTCCGCCTTCCGTTCGAGCGCCAGTTCTCTCTGCACACGCTCATTGGCGAGTCGCTGCACCTCTTTGGCTGCCTGCTTCTCCACCCGTTCTGCGTCTGCATGTAATTTCTGGACACGCTCATTTTCAAGGCGAAGCGCCTCGCCGGCGGCCTGCCTTCGGTCTCGAGCCATGAGGGCGTCACTCTTGTGCCGCTCCTCATTCGCCGCGACATTGGCTCGACTAGCCTCGACCTTAACTGACCGTTTATCAGCGTGTTTGGCGAGCATCGCATCATTTGCCTGACGCGCGCTACTAACCATTCCCGCTGTATCCAAGTTTACCCTCGTTAGAATGGTAAATGCGTTCGCAAACGCGAGAAGACGCTCGTCCACCTCGAATTTGCATGCTTCTACAAGCACCGCTCTCAGAAATCGTTCAGTCATAGCCGCATCACACCGAAGCCCATCCTCATCTAAAACAGGAAACCCCAAACTCTCGTTCAGAGCCATCTTGTTTACCAGAGCATGGGCATCGAATGTGATGCTAGTCCAAAGAGCCTCCCAGAAGCTCTTATAGCCAAGTTCACGGGCCGAGTAACCCTTCCAAGTCGCGTTCAAGAGTGGAGCGACATTTTCGTCGTACGCCTTGACGACCTCATTCGTCTGAGGCAGCTGCCATGAAGGTGTTAACTCCACAGCAGCCTTCCCAAACGCGTGTGTCATCTGCGCATCGGTCTTACGACACTCCACGCTATTAACAACCGCTTCAATCCGACTCCTAGAGGGCTCAGGCATATTATAAAGCCGCGTTTGTATCGCTGCACTCATAACTACCTCAGCTTCATCATCAGAGTCGGGATTGCGCTGCGGAGCTCTAAAGCCACTAGGCCTAGAGCGCCGCAGTCCAATCGTCTCGTCCTGGTCGCTATCCGCATCTCGCTGACGTTGTTCCGCTTCGAACAGATCAACCGCCTCAGCCCAAGCATGAGGATTCTTAAGAGCATTGACGCGCATCACGACCGCGGGCTCTGGGGTCAGTCTCCTGAATCCACCAAGGCCTCCGCTATCGCGTGCACCATCAAA